GATGAAGTTCCCACATCTCTATACCGACAAGCAATATCAGATTTATCAATATCATCAACGCCTTGCCAAGTATTGACTTCTTTCATTTGTGCCATAATTGTTTACCAAAGAAAAAGGGGGCCGAAGCCCCCCTTCCCTGTTGTGGTTTAACGCTTTGGGTCTAGCGTAGTCCCGTTAGGGGCTGAAGAGGGTGTACCTGTTCCCTGCGGAACCTGATTCTTGCCATGAGAGGCAAGACCCAAATCCTTTAGGGAGGAAGTCATCCTCTGTTGATCTGAAAGACCCGATTTTACGCCCACTCCTTGAGTTGACTGCGCCATATAAGCCTCCTCTAAGCCTTGGAATCCCACATAACAACGCGAGATTCTCCGGCAACAGTGTGAACAAGACCAGCACCACCTAAGTAGTACCAAGCGATACCTCTAGAACGTCCGTAGTCCGTTGGGATTTTGCCCCGAATCTCTTCGGGAATCGCAATAGCCTCGGCAACGGTATCAGAACCAAAGAAAATAGCCCAATCGGACTTTCCTCCAGCCCATGCACCGGCAGGTGTACCCATACCAGCAGCACCACCGCCTTTGGCGCGATACGTCTGTTCTACAAAACGCACACCTTCGTAACGACCAGTTTCACCATTACGGATCATCTGGAACCCGGTTTCGACATACTGATTGATCGATTCCAAGTTGTTCTTTAGGGTACGGAAAGTAGTAGGCCATGCAAGGCAGAAATAATCGTCACCTTCATAGGATGGGATATTTCTCTCTTTCATAATATCAACAATAGATTTGATATGATCCTTGCCCAACGCAATGGTGTTGGTAAGCGTTGCAGTTCCATTAGTAGTTAGTGTTACAACAGAGGTTGATGTTTCTGCTACAACACGCAACTTACATGTGTCGATCTGATCTGCAACCAAACCGTCTAACACCTGCGCGGCGTCTACTTTCATTACTTTGTGAATTATCTCCTTCACGGGATGCTCAGACAAATCATCCAGCTTGGAGGTGAAAGGAACACTATTACCATACTCATTAATAGTCATAGTTCCCTGAGTGATTGTGAAATTGGTTTCGGCAATTGCCGTGTTTTCGACTAAGACCGCACCGCCTGTAGCAACGGTTGAATACACATTCCAATGGAAGGTATCACCTTACTAAGACCCTGATGAGCCGCATCTTTAACATCAGCAAACTGACGGAACTTCACAATCGGACGCAGGGAAACTCGTAATTCCTTGGATAAGTTTAGTGAGTACATGTACCCACCAAGGGAACTAGTTCCCCATACCTGTCCAGCCATTAGCTGTTTCTCCTTTACAGATTGTTAAAGTAAGGAGATGGTGTATGAAATCTAAAAGGGTTGACCTCTTTCTTTCCTCATCTCCGATATGATGTTGGAATAAGTTGGCATTTCTTCGTCTTCGCCTATATGGCCTCTGACGTTTCTAGGCGCAACTTCATCCATGTCCTGTTTTCGCTTTTGGCGATTCCCTTTATTAGATTTTCCGCCCAATTCATCCACATAGTGCAACAGCCATTCACGGGCATATATGCCACATTCTTGCATGATGTCCCAAGGATCACGGGTGGGATTCTCCTGATAAAGTTCAGCAGAACGTCGGTCAGCTACAGCGAGTAATGATGAATCGTTGGCAACTTCTGGGTATTCCTTGTGGAACATATCCACTGCTTCTTGCCGACGTGTTTCATAGCCTCGCTCTCTGGCCTCTTTCTCCTCTTCTCTCATCTGGGCTTTTGTTTGCTCGACGATGCTTTTGACATCGACTTGCTGTGCTGGCCTTTCTGAACCGCGAATCTTTTTCAGCAATTTACTTGCCTTGTTTTCATCGCCCTGAAAGAGGGCATCGTGGTATTGCTCGTATAGAGCGTCAGTCGCGTCCGGTTTGGATGGCGATACATCAGCGTCCGAAGATGGCTGATGGGTTTTTGCCTCTAGGCTTTTCCTATAGGCATTCAATTTAGCCTCATAATCAGCCAACTCTCGTTGACGATCTGCGGCCTCTTGAAGTCTTTTGTCTCCTGAAGAATTTTTCTGATACTCTCTCAAAACTTCTTGCCAGAGAACATCTTTTTCTTCCCCATCTACTTTAGCGGTAACGTACCACTCGTCATCTTTCTTCTGTAGTGGGTTAGAGAAATCCGGTACTTCATCTTCTTCTGGTGCAACATCGCCGTCATAATTTTGGTGTCCTTCCTGAACACTTTCAGCGATTCTTTCTATCTCAGACTGATGTCTGGAAAGTTGCTCTTCTATCTTCTTGTCTTCGTTGAGTTCTTCGTCCACGTCCTTTTGGATAGCGTCCATTACTGCTCCTGTATTTCTGACAGAGTCTCCTCTGCATGTTTTGCTTGGTTTATAGCCTCATCCAGCCAAGTGAAGACAATAGAAGGCAACCGAGCGCGGAATTGAAGTTCCCTTATAGATTCCGTATCGTTCGGGTCAACGAGCATCATGGCTTCGAAAGCCTCTTCTTTTGATTTCAT